CCCCGATGACCGTCGTCAGCCTGAAACAGGAGATTTTATATGGCTGACAAGAAAGAGACCACCGCATTGACCGAGCGCAGCGTCGACGTAGACGTCGACCATCCGGCACTCGACAGCGATCTGCGCAAGAACGCCACTGTCAAACAAAACCGGATCGATCTGAATGACCCGACCGTGTCCGGTCAGGAGGCGGTCGAGCGCAATCTCGGCTACGCGAGCGCCGCTCCGACGGCCGAAGAACAATAGAACTGGAGGCTATCGCCATGGCTGATGTCGTCGTCTTAATAGCCGGCCCCCTCTACACCTTGGCAGAGGTCAAGGCACAGCTCGCCGTCGATTTTGCCGACGACGACACGCTGATCCAGACCTACATGGATGCGGCTGAAAGTGCTGTTCTCGAATATTGCAACATCTCGATTGTGCCGGTCGGCAAGGAGGCTGTGTTCAAGACCGCCGCCATGATCACCGTCACGGATCTCTACGAGAACCGCCGTGGTGGCGAGGGTTTGCCGCGCGCCGCACAGATATTGATTGAGCCCTATCGCTGGCTGCGGGTCTGACGATGGCCCGCGTCCGCTTCACCGCCGACTTTGACTACAAACCGACCAAGGCCTGCACGATCGCCTATCGGGCCGGCATGGAGATGGTTGTAAGGCGCGATTGCGCGGAGCAGGCCATCGCTGCCGGCAAGGCGGTCGACCTCTATGTAGCGAGTAAGGAGCCCGCCGATGGCACGGACAAGATCAGCCGGTGACCTGTTTTACCACGTTGCCTTCGACCGGCGCGTTGAGATCGACGATGGCGCCGGCAACACGGTCGGCGAATGGCGGGAGCAATTCCAATGCCGCGCCGGATATATCCACCTCGTCGGCCGCGCATCGGGTGGTGAGGCTGTGATGGCCGACCGCCTGCAAGGCCAGCACACCCAGATCGTCTTTATCAGGCGCTCGGCAGAGGCAAGGCTGGTCACCACCGATTGGCGGGTGCATGACCTCCGATCGGGCACGAAATACAATATTCGCGACATCACGATGACCGAAGATCGCATGTATATCGACTTTCTCTGTCAGAGCGGCGTCGCCGACGGATGACCAAGGTCAGCAACGTCGCTCGACTGCGCAAGAAGTTGATCCAGCTCCCTGACGTCGCCAAGACCTTGATCAAGGCGCAGATGGCACTCGTCGCCGACGACATCGTCGGCATGATGAAACGCCTGGCACCGGTGCTGCAGACACCGGCAAAGGATCGGCGTCCGGGTGCCCTACGCGACAGCATCGGCTGGACCTGGGGCAAGGCACCGAAGGCCGCAAGTGTGGTCGCCACCGTCAAATCGAAGAATGGCGGCGACCTGACAATCACCATCTATGCCGGCGATGCCGAGGCTTTCTATGCCCGCTGGCAGGAGTTCGGGACGCAGGACATGCAAGCTCAGCCCTATTTCTACGTGAGTTGGCGGGCCAACAAGAAGGTCGCCGTCCGACAGATCCGCAAGGCGGTTCGCGACGGCGCAAAGAAGGTCGCAGCGCAGTCATGAGCCAAGATGCCTCTTTTGAACTGCAGGTCGCAATCGTCACCCTGCTGAAGAATAGCGCTGCCGTGTCGGCGCTGGTCGGGAATAGGATTTACGACCGGGTGCCGACCGACGCCAATGGCAAGGTCACCGCGCAGTTTCCCTACGTTTCGCTTGGTCCCGATCAGGAAATTCCCGCCAATGCCGATTGCCTTCGCCTGTCGGAATTCAACCTGCAGATCGACGCCTGGTCGCGAGAGGTTGGCTTCCCGGAGGTAAAAAGGATCGCACGGGCGATCGAAGATGCGCTGAGCGATGTCGAGTTGCCGCTGACGGACAACGCCTGCGTTTATTTCGAATATGACGGCCGGCGCGTCTTTCGCGATCCCGACGGCCTGACGTCGCACGCAGCCCTCACCTTCCTTGCCGGCGTCGACAAGCCCTGACCACCAATCTGTTCGCTTTTTCCGTTCCTGCCCGCCGGGCGGGCGCTTTCCGCTGCCATCACAGGAGACATCAACATGGCGCAACCCAGTACCGCACGCTTCGGGAAGTTCCGCATTCTGCTGGGCAACTCGGCAACCCCGATCGTCTACACCGCGCCTTGCGGCTTTACCTCAAAGAGCCTGACGCTCACCAAGGATCTGACCGAGGTCACCCTGCCGGATTGCAACGATCCGGACGCCGTTGCCTGGATCGGTCGTGACGCCAATACTTTGTCGGCGGCGATTTCCGGCGAAGGTGTCATGGCGGCGGAATCGGCCGAGACCTGGCTCGATGCCTTCGAAAATGTCGAATCCGTGCCGGTCAAAATCGAGATCGAGTTTCCGGCCAAGACCATCACCTGGACCGGTCAGATGCACATCTCGTCGCTCAATCCGAGTTCGCAACAGGGCGGCCGGGTGACCATGAGCGTCGATATGCAAAGCGACGGTGAACTGACACGCACGGTCACCCCCTGATGCGTGACGCAAGGGTCGAATTGTCCTTTGCCGATGGTGATTATTCCTTCCGGCTATCGTGGGGCAACCTGATCGAGCTGCAGGAACAGCTCGAAGCCGGTCCCTATGCGGTTCTCAACCGCCTGAACAGCGACACCTGGCGGGTTCAGGATATCAGCCAGGTCATCCGTCTCGGTCTGATCGGCGGAGATAAGGATCTCCACCCGGTCAAGGCCCGCAAGCTGGTCGAGCGCTATGTCGAAGAGCGCCCGCCCTTGGAGAACCTGCCGCTCGCCCGCGTCATCCTAATGACGGCGCTGTTCGGAGCGCCGGATGAAGTCGTCGGTACCTCCTCGAAAGGCGATGTGGTCGAGACGGTCGACGGCAAGCTGAAGACCAAGGATATTTATGGTGCTGCCGCCGTGATGGGTTTTACGCCGCAACAGGTCAACGACATGACCGTCTGGCAGTTCATGGCCGCCTTCGATGGCTACGTGAAGCACAATTCTGCCGACGACAACAAAATGGACGATGCCGAGGCGGCCGAACTGTTCGAGTGGTTGCAGTCGAAAGACCTCTGACACGCCGATCGACCGCCATAAATCCCGTTCTGAGGATAGCAAATCTTGCCCGCAACCGATCTTGAACGCCTTGTCGTGCAGCTGTCGGCTGACATCAAAGGCTATGAGAAGGCGCTGAACCGTGCGCTTGGCGTCACCAACTCGAATTCGAAGCGAATCGAGCAGCGCTTTGCCGCGATGAACTCGAAGCTTGCCTCCGGATGGGCGCGCGTCGGGGAAACTGCAGCGAAGGCATTCGCCATTATCGGCGGCGCCAAGGGCATTCAGGCGCTGCTAGATTCGTCGACCAAGATCACCAATGCGCTGAAGGTTGCCGGTCTATCCGGCGACGGGCTGACCGACACCTTCAATAAGCTGTTCGGTGTGGCACAGAAGAACTCAATTCCGCTTGAGGCGCTGGCCCAACTCTATAGCCGCGTGTCGATCAATCAAAAGGAACTCGGCGTTTCCAGCGATCAGCTCGTCGGCTTTAGCGACAATGTCGGCAAGGCCTTGCGCATTTCCGGCACCAGTGCCGAGGAGGCGCAGGGCTCACTGCTGCAGCTTTCCCAAGCGCTCGGCAGCGGCACGGTTCATGCCGAAGAGTTCAACTCGATCCTCGAAGGCATGCCGGCGCTGGCACAGGCGGCGGCCAAGGGTATCAAACAGGCGAACGGCAGCGTTGCCGCGCTGAAGCAGCTGGTCGTCAATGGCAAGCTGTCGAGCCGCGCGTTGTTCGACGGCATCACCGCTGGCGCCTCCGACCTCGACGAGAAGCTGCAAGGCGCCGACAAGACGATCGCGCAGACCTTCACCAACCTCTACAATTCCGCCATCCGTGCCGCCGGCGAGTTCAACAAATCGACCGAGGCCGCCAATACTTTTGGCGCCGCCATCGAGAACACGGCGACCTTTATCGACGGCATCAAGTTCGACACGTTGATCTCGGAGATCGGCAAAATAGCCCAGGCGTGGAACGACGCGCTGCAGGCGGCTTATGATTTCGGGGACAAGGTCGGGACCGGATCGTTTCTGCCGGACCTTGCACGCGGCGCTGTCGGCATGTTGCCGGGAGACAGCACCGTCAAGCGCATCGGCGGCTCGGGCGTTCTCGGCACCAACATCTATTCCACCGATGCGGTTCAGGATCGCATCAATCAGGCTTTTGCTGGCGACAAGCCAAATGGCGGCAATCTCTCTGAACAGGCAATCCGCGACAGCGTGACAAGCAAGAAGGGCAGCCGCGTTGCAGCTCCCCCGGCCACTGTCGTTCCACAGTTCAAACCGATCCAGCCGATCGATTTGGGAGAGACCAAATATTCGACGACCGGTACAAAGACCGGTGGCAAGGGCCGCCACAAGGCCGATCCGTACAAGACCGAGACCGATGCGATCGAAAAGCGCACGGCGGCAACCGTTGCGGAGACGGCGGCTCAAGCCAAGCTCAACCCGCTGATCGACGATTACGGCTTTGCCGTTGCCAAGGCCAAGGCACAATCCGATCTGGAATCGGCCGCCAAAGAAGCCAACAAGAAGGTCACGCCGGAGCTTGCAGCCGAGATCGACAAGCTTTCGACGGCCTATGCCAATGCCGAGGTCGCCGCCCGCAGGCTCGACGACGCACAACAGCAGATCAAGCAACGCCAGCAAGAGATCATCGACGTCCAGAAGGATGTGACCCGCGGCATTGTCGACGGCTTTGTTGCCGGTCAGTCTGCCGCACAGGTGTTCTCGGATGCGCTGTCGAAGATCGGCAGCAAGCTGCTCGATATGGCGTTTGACGACCTGTTCAACCCGACGAGCAAGGGTGGCCTCGACGCCGGCGGTTTTGTCGCCAGCCTGTTCAAGGGATTTGCCGACGGCGGTTACACCGGCGTTGGATCGAAGACCACGCCAGCCGGCATCGTCCACAAGGGCGAATACGTCATCCCAAAACAGGTCGTCGATCGGCTTGGCGTCAATGGTCTCGAACAGCGGCTTCGCGGCTACGCTAACGGCGGATCGGTCGGCAGCATTCCCCGCCTGACGCCGATGGCGCCGGCGGCGCGACCCGATCAGACCCCAACCATCAACTACGCGCCGACTTACGACGCGCGCGGTGCCGATGTTGCCGCCGTCGCCCGTCTCGAGGCGGCGATGGCAAGGGATCGGCAGGAATTCGCCGCCAATGTCGTCCGCACCGTTCGACAAGCGAAGAAAACCCGCCAACCGGGAATTTGAGCATGACCATCAACTTTCCGGCCGACATTCTCTCGACCTTTCCCGGCTGGTCGACGGATTTCGATCTCGCCTATCGCCAGGAGCAGAGCCGAACCGCCAACGGCAGGACCATCGTCAAAGACTTCGGCTCGCCACTATGGAAGGCGACGTTCCAATCAAAGGTCTTGCTTCCGAACCAGCTCGATGCCTGGCGGGCTCGATTGAAGGCGCTCGACAACGGTCTCCAGACTTTTGTCGCCTGGCCGATCAGCCGCACCTATCCGATCGCCTATCCGAACGGCTCCTGGCCAACCGGCGTTGGGTTTTCCGGGTCGGCACAGCTGGCGACGATCGCCGCCAAGGCGGTCGCCTTGAAGGGTCTGCCACCCGGCTACAGGGTCAATGTCGGCGACTATATTCAGATCGGCTCCGGCGACCTTCACCAGGTGCTGGAAGAGGCGCTTGCCAGTGGCGCGGGTTCGACCGGTGTGTTTGAGGTCCGTCCGCATCTCTGGCCGACCGCCGTGGTCAACGCGACCGTCACGCTGGTCAAGCCATCCTGCGTCATGGGTCTGGTGCCGGACAGTCTCAGCTCGAGCGCTGATCTGGCGACCGGTCGCGGCAGCATCATCTTTCAAGCGATGGAGGCGCGCTGATGCGAGGGATATCCGCCAACAATTATGTCGCCCTGCAAGCCCGGCGACTGGTGGCGCGCGACTTCCTGTGGCTGAAGGTTCGCACGCTCGATACCGGCTTGCCGTTCGAGTATGGCTTCTGGTCCGATGTCGGCAGCGTCAATGCGCCGGTGCTCGACCCGAACACCGGTGCTGCCGTCTCAAGGAATTTCGAAGGTAGCGGCACTTTAATCCAGATCAGCGACATTCCGCTGGTCTCGAACCTGTCGGTGCAGAACACCACGATCGTCATGTCGCAGCTGAGCGACGGCGTTGCCAACATGGTTCGCGGCTATGACCTGAAGCAGGGAAACGTCGAGATCTATCGCGGCCTGTTCGATCCGGATAGCCGAGAGCTGGTGGCACCCGCCTTTAGCCGCTTTGTCGGCTTCATCGACAATGTCGTCATCACCACGCCGAAGGAGGGCGAGGAGGGGTCGATCGAGCTGACCTGCGCCCCGAACACGCAGGAAGTGACCCGCAGCAACCCCGACACACGGTCGCAGGACAGCCAGGTGCTGCGACGGGCCAACGATAGCTTCTTCCAGGATACGACCACCGTCGGCGATTGGGAATTCTTCTGGGGCCGGAATACTGGTAAAGTGCAGACATCAGCGTCGCAGCGCATCGCATCCGGCATTCGAGCGGCGAACCGATGATCCGTTTAGCAACCGAACATGATCGGCCGCGCGTCGTCGCCATGGCCAAGGAATTCCACGCAGTCGCGGGATTGCCGTTCGAATTCTCGACGCCGATGGCAAGCGCGTTGTTTTCTGCCTCGATCAGCGAAACGAACCGGATCTGCATAATCTTCGCCCCGGATGGCATTGCCCACGGCGTTCTCGTTGCCCAGGCTGGCATGCATCGGTTCGCGCCGGTCAAGGTCGCCGAGGAAATCATGTGGTGGGTCGATCCCGCCCATCGTGGCGCGTCGGCGATGAAGATGCTTGTCGCCTATGAGCGCTGGGCACGCGACCGCGGCTGCGCTTTCGCCAGTATGGTCGGGCTTGGCTACGATCCGACACCGGCCCGCCTCTACGAGCATCGCGGCTATGTCGCTGCCGAACGTCATTACCTGAAACCGCTCTAACTGGTTGACGAATTAACGTGTTTTCTTTGGGTTCACTGCATTGAACAGCTCGGGATCTTTTATCCCGGCAGCAAAACACGAAGCTTTTAGGACGGAGTCGCAAATTACACCGCCCATCCAGCGCTGACGAAATATGTGCGCATCACCGACAGCCTCCTTTTTGAAGATCAAATCGACTACGCCTTCAGTCGCGTAAAGTGGATCGCCATCGTCGTCTTTGATGACGAGCTTTGAAGCTTCGACATCGAGTGCGTCTATCTCTCTGATGACGTCAAAGAAGTAATGCTTCTGCTCCGTTCGCTTTCCGCTGATGTGATAAACTTCGCACTCGACGAAAGCCGTTCCAGCAGGGTCAATGGCACAAAGCACGTCCTTAAGGCGTTGCGATACCAGCCAATATGCCCCGCACGCTTCAAGATCGCGCGGCGGACGTTTGTAAGTTTTCTTGTTAGGCCGAAGCCGTGGAGGCTCCGGATATTCCCAAAATCCAAATCTCCCGTTCGGTGGCCCGAATGTAAACTGTCCTGGGGCCTTCAACGCGTCTTTGTTCTCAAGCTCGAGACCATGAGAACCACCGGTGTAAGACGGGGCAAATTTATAAAAAACACTGGCCTGACCAGCGGCGGCTTCCTGCTTCATTGCTAGTCCTTGCATTTTACACATCACCACGAGTGTACGTCACAGCGCTTCTTTGCCACTAACCAGCTAACCGATCTAGCTAAGCGACCGGATCATCCCCAATGGCATTTTTTACAGCGATCGGCGCTGCCATCTTCGGCGCCGGCACGTTCCTTGCTGGCGCCACCGCCGTCGTCCTGCAGGCAGCGGTTGGCGTCGGTCTCAATCTACTATCGAAGACGCTGAGCAAATCCGGCGCGGAAACGGCCGGAACACGCGGCGTTCAGGGAACCCTGCAGGCCGGCGGCGATATCGCCCGGTCGATCATGCTCGGTCGCCGGGTCACGGCCGGTTCGTTGGTCTACGCCAACACCTGGGGCAAGGCCGGCAAGACCCCGAACGCCTATTTTACCCAGGTGATCGCGCTGTCGGACTTTCCGATCGCCGGCATCGCTGCGGTTTGGGTCAACGGCGAACCGGTCACGATCGACGCCGCCAACGGCAGCTATGGCGCCATGGGCTTTCCGGTCGCCGAATATGCCAAGGGCAGCGACAATCACCTTTGGGTCAAATTCTACGACGGCACCCAGACGGCGGCCGATCCGTTCCTGACCGGCTCCGTCGCCACTGCCGGCCGGCCCTATGACGCAACACGGATTGGCGCCGGTGTCGCCTATGCCATCGTCACGGCCCAGGCCGACGACGAACTGTTCACCGGTTTCCCGACCTTCCGCTTCGAGGTGCAGGGTGCCAAGCTCTATGACGTTTCGAAGGACAGCACCAATGGCGGCGCAGGCGCCCATCGTTGGGCCGATCAATCGACCTGGGGCGGCGACGGCGACGATCTGCCGGCCGTGCAGATCTACAATATTCTGCGTGGCCTCAACTATAATGGCGCCTGGCTGTACGGCCTGCAGACGCTCACCGCCGCGCGGCTGCCGCCCGACGACTGGATCCAGCAGATCAACAAATGCCGTGCCGGCATTGCCGGTCCATCCGGGCTAGAGGCGACCTATCTGACCAGCCTTGAAGTCTCGGTCGATACCGAGATCGGCACCACCATCGAAAGCCTGCTCACCGGCTGTCAGGGCCGCCTGATCGAGGCCGGCGGCATTTACAAGATCCGCGTCGGCGAACCCGGCGCATCCGTCTTCACCTTCTCGGATGGCGATATCCTGTCGACCGAGGAACAAAGCTTTACGCCGTTCTTCGGCCTGGCCGACACCGTCAACGGTGTCAGCGCCACCTATCCGGAACCCGACGAGGCCTGGAACACCAAGACGGCGCCGCCACTCTACAATGCGGCCTACCAGATCGAGGACGGCGCCCGCCGGCTGATGACCAGCGTTTCGATGGACATGGTTTATCGCTCGTCGCAGGTCCAGCGCATCATGAAGTCGGCGCTGGCCGAAGCCCGCCGCGCCCGTCGACTGACCTTTGTGCTGCCGCCGCCGGCATGGGTTCTTGAGCCCGGCGACGTCGTGACCTTCACCTCGGATCGTAATGGCTTTGCGGCAAAGCTTTTCCGTGTCGACGGGGTTGCCGATCATGCCAATCTCGACGTCACGCTGGATCTGACCGAAGTCGACCCAGTCGACTATGATTGGGACCAGGAACACGACTACACCCCGCCGGTCTTTGCCCCGGTCGGGCCGGTTCGCCCGCCCGCCCAACCAATGTACGGATGGCAGGTCGAGCCCGCAATTCTCTATGACGCCGCCGGCGTGCCGTGGCGGCCATCGATCAAGGTCAGTGCCGACGCGACGCAGACGGACGTCAGAAACGTCTGGGTGCAAGCTCGGATAGCCGCCACCGGCGTTCTGCATTTTGACAGCACCGAGACGCCCTATGCCGATCCCTATTCGTGGATCCTCAACGGCAATTTCCAGGGCAACACCGTCTATCAGGTCCGTGGCAAATTCATTCCGATTTCGAGCCGGGCAACCGAGTGGAGCGAATGGCTGCCGGTGATCACGCCGAATGTCGCGACGGACGATTTGCTCGTCGACCTCGCGCACGTCAAAAAGGATATCCTCGACGTCTTCAAGAATATCTTCAGCCAGCTCGACGACAATCGATCGCTTGTCGAGCAGATGCTGGTCAACACCCAGTCGTCCAGCGTCGTCTTCGACACGGCGCAGCGGACACTCAGCGCCACCGTCGACGGCAACAAGGCGACGTTCGACGAGCAGATCGCCGTCGTGTCCGACGAGGTATCGGCGGCGGCCGCACAGACGACGGCTGTCTCCGCTGATCTCTCCGATCGGTTTGCCCAAGGCCTCGTCAAGTTCTCGGCTGCTGCCAACCAGACCGGTGTCAACGCCCGCTTCTCGATCGCCTTGCGCGCCGGCCTGACCGGCGCGTTCATCGAGAGCGGCATGTTCCTGGAGATCTACACCGTCGGCGGCGCCCAGAAGTCGCGTTTCTCAGTGCTTGCCGATCAGTTCTCCGTCCTCAACCCGGATGGCAGCGGCACCTCCTACCTGCCGATGGTGTTTGAAGCCGGCGTGCTGAAGTTAGCGATCGCCAACATCGGCACGGTCACTGCCGGAACGATCTCGTCGGCCAACGGCAAGATCGTCATCGACCTGAACAACGCCAACATCACGATATCGGACTAAAGAGATGACGCTTCGATACTTGGCGACAGCCGGCCGGACGATCCTTTCCAAGGCAGGATTTGCCGCCGATCCGGCACTCGACGACCGCAACAAGATCTTCGACAGCAATTGGAATTTCTCGGCCGTCGTCATCAAGAGCGGCGAGATCTCCGACCCGGCACCGATCTATGTCTTGGGCGGCGGCTTTCTCAGACCCGCGAACACGACCTCGGCGGCACCACTGGTGATCGACTTCACCGATCCTGGCTACATTCCCTGCGCCTATCTCATCAGTGAGAGGGATGCCGCCCCCAATGCGGCCGGGTCTCCGATCTCTCGCGGCTTCAACGGCTTTAAGAGCGTGGCGCCGATCGGCGGCAGCAGGTTGACGCCGCACGGGGCAGAGCCATACGTCACGCGCTCGCAGATCATCGTGCCACGCGCCGTCTCGCCGGACATTTCCGGGACCTACGTGCGCTACGAGGGCATTGTCCGCTACGTCGTCTTCGGGATTTCCCAATGACCAGGCGCACGCGCATCGGCGCCAATTTCGGCACGTTCGGTTATTTCCTCAGCCAAGCCGGCGACGACGTCGCCGCGCCAACCAAGAGCCTGCTGGTCGACAGTCGCTTCAACACGCTCGATATCCACGTCCAAGGCCAATTCACACTCAGCCGCTACGACGTCCCGACTCCGAATAATGACACCATCTGGTATGGCCAGCAGACGTTCCCGCCACTCGGATATCGGCCGTTGTTCTTCGGCTCGATCATCTACGCGACCGCCAACAATGTCGGGATACCGGCAAATTCCGCCTACTTCCCGTCGAGCTGGTTTTTGCTCGATGGTCCCGGCCTCGGCTCGACCATGGCAGGACCCGATCTCAGTACCTCTCCGGAAAATCTCGATGCCTCCGGCGTCTGGCTCGGCGCCGACAACGCCTCGATCTGCGCCAAGGCCACCTGGCTACTGTCGAACACCGCGACCCTTCGGTGCTCCTACACCGTCTTCAAGAACCCAATGGAGTCCGGATGACCAGGCGCGTTGTGATCGGGAATTTCGGGGGATCGTTTCTGTTCCGCGTCGCCAAGGCCGGTATCGATGCTTTGACCGCAAGCATCGGTCAATTGGTCATCCATGAACAGATGTCGCCGCCGACCCCATGGGAAAGCGGCTATGTCGCAATCGGCGCCGGCGGCGTCCAGACGGTTGGGCTTGGCAAGTCCTATGCGATCCCGCCTTTCGTCATCGTTCGCTGCGCCGAGAACTACGTGCCCGGCGCCTATACGTTCTATGCGGCCTTCATCGCATCGAGCAACGCCATCAAAATATTCAACAAAACCGGCGTGACGCTCACCATCCGCTACTGCGTCTTTGCGCCCTGACCTCTGGAAATCGACCATGACAACAGCTTACACCACGGGCACGATACAGCTCTTCAACGGCAGCGCCGCTGTCGTCGGCATTGGCACCGCTTGGCAAACGTCGCTGATCACCGGCGGCACCATTCATGTGCAGGCACCAGGCGGCAATTCGCTGCCAATCCTCAGCATCGATGACGATACCCACATCACCGCAGCCCTGCGCTGGGAAGGCGCCGACGGCGTCTTTCCCTATGCCTTGATCCGCGACACGACCTACAACACGCAGCAAGTCGCCAACGCCAACACGCTGGCGGAATTGATCGCCGGGCTGCGGCAAGGAACGATCTTCAAATATGACGTCGCCGGCACGCTTGCCAACAAGGCGACCTACGATACCAAGCCACAGGGCTTCGCCTATCTGGCGATCGACACCAACCCGGCGCGTCTCTACGTCAAGCTGTCGGCAACGGCGGCGGATTGGGCCGGACCCTTCAGCTATGCCCAAGGTCCGCAAGGAATTCCGGGTCCAACCGGATTTACGACGTTTCGCGGGACCTATGCGGCCGGCACCGCCTATGCTCGCAACGACGGCGTTCTCTTCAACGGCTCGTCCTATGTCGCCCTGCAGAACACCACAGGCAATGCCCCGCCGACGTTTCCGGCCACCGCCAATGCCTATTGGTCCTTGCTTGCCAGCAAGGGCGCCGACGGAGCCGGCATCGGCGATGTTGTCGGGCCGGCAGTCGCCGTCGATGGTGATTTCGCGTTGTTCAACGGCACGACCGGCAAGCTCATCAAGGACGGAACGCCGAGCCTCGCCTCGACACTTCTGGGGCTGAAGGGCGATGGCGCCACGTTCGTCTTTGATGGCGACTCGATCACCTATGGGTACGGCACAACGACGCCTGCGACAGACAGTTTCCCGGCGCAGTTTATGACGATGCCGTTTGCAGCCAATAAGCTGCAATATTTCAACTTCGGTGCCTCGGGTAGTTATGTTGCCGATCTGGTCACGCGCTATGCCGGTAGCGTGAAGCCGCACCGCCCGACCGCAAACGGTGGAGATGGCGGCAAGACATCGTATCTGATCATTATGATTGGGATCAACAATCTGGTGCGCGGCGATAGCGCGGCGTCAATAATTGCGGCGCTCGATAGCTACATCAACACGGCCGTCGCCGACGGATTTACTGTCGTCCTTTCAACGCTCCTTCCGACCACCGCGGCATTGTGGTCTGGGTATGAGTTCGGGCGGATCAACCTGAACAACTACATACGCGATTACCACTTCGCGGCACAGCATGTTTGGGATGCCGCCGCGACACTCGACAGACCGCAGGACGGACTAGCCTTCGGCGATGGTGTGCACCCGACGAGGCTTGGTGGCTACTCGCTCGCACGCGACCTGAACAACGGTATGCGAAGCCGATTCATCGTGTCGAACCGTCGCAACATCGACCAAGCTATTGTCGGAATGACGGCTCTCGGCTTTGCCAATGTTGGCGGCCTAAGTCTTGTAGACTTTACGAACATCTACAATACCGAGTTTGACAGCTACACGCTTATCGGCACTCAGATCGGCCCGAATACAGACAGCGTAAATCTACTATTCCGGTTTATGAACGCGAGCGGGCAAGTCTCAGGGACGCAATACAGACATCAATCTTGGCGATGGACGAGCACGGGGCAAGGCGTCGGAGGCTCTCTGTCTGACACCGTCATAGGCCTTAATCCAGGCGAGCTAATGACGAATACGCTTGGCTATCAGGTCAGCGACTTTGTCATGACCTTTTCCGGCCCGCGCGGCGGAAACTTCAAACAGGTCATGTGGCAGACAACCGGATTCATGAAATCGACGAGTTTCGTAACCTGGGTTGGTGGTGGATACATGGCAGACCCTAACGACGTCACAGGATTCCGATTCCTTCTCAATACGGGCGGGTTCGCGCAAGGAAGCATCGCGCTTTACGGCAGAAGGTTGGGGGCATAATGGCCAAGCTTTGGAGAAACGGCATCATCGTCGAAATGACTGACGAGGAAATCGAAGCCGAGCGGAACTACACCGCGGCTCTTGCGACTGAAGTTGACTACAAGGCGGCAATCGTCGCCATGATGGACGCCAAGGCAAAGGAGCGCCGCTATGATAGCGCCCTGTCGATCTCGACCTATGTCGGCAGCACGAATGCCATGTGGGCCGCTGAAGCCGAAGCATTCGTCACATGGCGGGATGCGGTCTGGACATACTGCTACGAGCAGTTGGTTCTCGTTGGCGCCCAGGCCCGATCACAGCCAACCGTCGCTGAATTCCTCGCCGAGCTGCCGGCGATGGTTTGGCCGGTGTAGACGCTGTGCAGCGAGGAACATTTCCGCCAGACGAACGTTCGGCTCAGTCTGCCGTTCCTTGAGCAAACATCTCGAGAAGGCCAAGTGTCACCCCCGTGCCCCTCACTGCGACACCTGGCCGCCCCGCTCACGGATTGATCGCGTCCATGTTGGCTCGAAGCGCGGACATGACGGCCTACATGCCAGCGGTTGGTCGCCGCTCGGCATCCTCGCGGCCAAATTGGATGCCGCGTGCGGCCCGTACCATCTCAAGAAGCTTTTGTTCGTCTCTGACGCCTTGCCGGTGATGGATGGTTATGGCCGCGACCCCATTGGCTTCCTCCGAGCCGGGAGCACATTTCTGCTCGTCGCATACGGTGTTGTGGACCGATTGGCACACGCCAAGATCTCGTGATGTCAGGGGCTCGTCGGTTGGTTTTATGCTCCAATCTTTCATCGCTTCATCCTCCAAGTGGAACGACAAA